GTAAGCTGAGTGATAGGAACGCGAGCGTTATTGAAGTCACCATCTTGGGTGTAGCTTCGTCCAATCACACTACCCGTTTGGAAGTAAAGTCTCAATGCATCCTCAGGATTGTAAGCAGCACCTGTCCCTAAGTCTACCTCATTCAATCCGTCAGCATCAATGAATACACCGTCAGGCACAACGCGAGCGATGACCTGTTGTAGTTTAAGGTGAGTGATCTGAATCAAGTCAGCGAATGGAATCATACGGCGAACCAACGACTCAATCATTCCCTTGTACATACGCGGAGCGCAAGCAACATAGTTAGGCAATGCGTGCTGAGACGCTGACTTAGGACGAACCATGTTCTGAGCCAACTCCCACTTTAACATGATGTTAGTACCCATGACCATAACGCCATTATACCACACATCAATGGTCTTCTCCACTTTCTCGAAGCTACCTTCCTCCATCATTTCTACAGGAGGGTTGAAGTTCTCGTCTTTCTCAATATATCTTACGCCACCACCTTCAAGCATTTTCTTTTTGTAAACTACTTTCTGCGTGGTCTTATAGTTGAAGTAAAGCAAAGTGCAGGTGTCTCTATTGAACATACTGTTCTCATAGAACTGAGCTACATTATAGTAGTCGTACCAACTTTGGCTGTACTTAGATATCTCTTCAAGATCCTCACGGGTAAGTGATGGATCAATCTTTAAAAGCTCAGTAATAGGAAGAGTCTTAATCTCTCCCCAATAGAAGCAGTCTCTGAAGTATGGGTCCTCGGTATAGCTATATACCACATTGGCAGGATCGACATATGATATCTCCACACCTGCTCCCGGAAGGAACTCATGCTTTACCACACCAATACCTAATACAGTTTGGTCATAGTCAACACGACGACGCAAGTCATCGTAATGGTTCTCAGCAAGTATTGTATTGATAGCCTCTTCTTCTGCAATCTCAATAGCAGGCTTATAGTTAAGCTGCATGAACAAAGCCATCTCATCGTCAGTCTCAGGAAGCTCGTTAGGGTCCATCATAAATGGATCAGCTCCTGTCTTTTGTTGGATAGTCATAAGGATATCCTTAGCCGCCATCTGACCCTCAAGCATATCTTGATACTTACTTCTCTTAGCTTGAGACATAGCATCTTGTGCGTAAGCCTTCACCTTAAAGAGGCGGTCAGACATTCCGTTAACAACAATGTCAACGAACTTAGGGATGATTGGAACAGGAGTCCAATCTAAATTCAAGTAAGAAAGGTCACCGTCAATAGCAAGTTCATTCTTGTACTTACCCACCGGTTGCTCACCACGAGCGTATAATCTTAGCCTATGGAAATCTCTCCACTGACCGTAGTATCTACATTTGTTTCCGTCCTTACGGAACCACTCGTATTGTATGCTCTGCCCTACTTGCAACCCAAATTCAAGTGTTGCTTTCTCAGCGTCAGACACGAACTGATTCGGGAATGCGGTAGAGGATATATTGATTACTACGTCTTTCATCTAATTAATTCACTTGTAGTTCCTTTGTTACTATATCTCGCAAAGTTAATGCTAATTTTTGATTGTTTTTTCTCCGGGGTGTAAAGATGTTTTTGATTTGCCATAATAGCCAACCCTGAACTTATCGATGCGTCAAACTTTGTTCTATCGTTGATATCAAATTTAGCCCAATCCTCAAGTGTTCTTGTGAACGGCATTGACCCAATCTGATCAGGATCTCTATACCCGCCTGCAGTATCCATACCCACGTATTTCTCTATGTAAGACTCGATGGCTGCGGCGTGAGCCTGCTTTACATCCTCAGATGAGTTGGGTATTCCACCAAGTTCTTTCTCAGTCTTACTAAGCTTTGTGTAGTGTTTGTCAGGACGATTCAGAGAGAACCCTCTGTAACCTCTGTTCTTAAAGTGGTATAACAAACGAGGCTTGTTGTTCTCAATAAGAATAGGCATACCATAAAATACGCAGGCCATCAACACCTCTTCGAAAAATATCTCGGCCGTCTGCGGACGCGCAATGTATTCTAAGAAAAACTCATTCACAGGAGCCTCATCCATATGGTACTTCGTCATCCCGTGCAGCGATCCGTTAGACCCTCGTCCATCGACCACCGCAGAGATATCATAGGAGTCACAACCGAAGGTTCCGATGTGCTCGTTGCCGGGATGCTTCATACCACCCTTGTCAATCACATTGTTCTGCAGATGCTTTGCCGGCATCCAACTGACTAAGAACCTACCCTTCTTGTCGGGGCTGAAGATGACCTTGGTATCCTTGATACCATCCTTCCACATGAAGGACCCACGCGTGAGGTAGTGCTCCTTGATAAGCGTGTCGTTATAGTCAATCTGTTGGTATATCTTGGTTAAGTTGAACAACGACTGCTTGCTCTCATCTCTAAAAGCGTGAGACTCCGTGCGAGGGAACTGCCTGTAGAATTCGTTCAACGCATCAGCGTCGTTCTTAAGCGAGTCAACCTCAGCCTCCCAATAATCTATGGCCCCGTTTGTTATCATCGCGCCATCAACACCCTTGATGGGTTTCTCCGGCTTGTAGAACACAGGCATCCCGTACATATCGATAAAGCCCTCCATGTTCCACTCCATGGGGATGAACAAGGAATATAGGCCACTCTTAGTTTGTCCGTTAGCGTTGCGTGAACTCGTGCGCGAGTCCTCGTAGATATCTTTGAAGTTCTGACCACCCTTGCTAAGCGCATTAGAGGTAGACCCCATCATACACTTGCCAATGATCTTACTACCCAAACGAAGACAGGTCTTTGTTACCCGCCAATTCTCTTTGATATTGTTCGGCTTCTGCCACTTACCACTCTCATCGTGAGCCAACATAAGCAGCTTCTCACCATCATAAGAGTTATCTTCAGTATTCTTCCAATCTATCGTGCTGTCAAGTCCCTCTAACTCTTCCGTCTCAGCATCAAACATATTCTTCTTCGTAATCTTCGAAGCCGGCACGCGATAGGAAAGCTCAGTCTTTGGCTTATCCATTCCATCCATAATAGGTTTGAAGAAAAAAGGAAGACGATTGTTAATAGGAACAACCTTGTCAGTAAACATCTTCTTAGCATCGGCTCCGGTCTTTGATAATATCCCAACCCTTGCATCTCGTGCAAGAGTTCCCACGTTGATACACTCTGATGAGGACATGAACGAGAACCCGGAACGACGTATCTTTAGATACACCATACCAAACGATCTTGCGTCAGCTCTGCACGCCTCCCAAAAAATCCAATAGATTCTATTAGCCTCACGGAAGTCGGGATAACCAACGTCAATACTCGCCCACTGCAGGTACATATAATGCGAACCTGTGATGTAGGTAGGCGTTCCGTTGTTCATGAACCAATACCCCTGCTCTCTCCTATCAAATTCTTTCTCGATATAATCCACCCACTTGTTCTTGAATAGGGATGGCATCTGATTCCATTGGAAGATAGTTGATATCTTATTCATCTCACGAGGCATCTGCTCCCTCTCCCAATACTGCTCTGATGGAGCGTGGCTTCTTTGACGGCAGGTTTTGGGTGTTGCAGGTAATGCGATAAGCAACCCTGACACCTCGTATATATCTCCTATCTCACCCGTCTTAGATATGACAACAACATTGTAGTCGGAGTTATATCCATAAGTCCAAGACCTTGTTCGGTTCTTTGTGGATATGACACTCTTGGGTATAACGCCTTGAATAATCTTGTACAGACTATCTCGACCTTCTTTCCGCGAATCCTTGCTTTGTGTCTGTTTTGCTTGGGCCATCCTGTTCTGAATTAAGAAGTTCTTCCTCCGCGTCTATGCGTGCAAGAATATCAAGTGCATCAAAGATAACTAATCTCTTTGTTGCTGCAGCATTTTTTAATCTGTCTGCCGCTAATGAAGGCGTCTCATCACTGTGGTTTATGATTGGTTCCTTCGCTATCTTGATTAACTCCTCGACAGCAATACGCGCTGAGGCAATTATTCTTTCTCTTAAGGCTTTTGTGCTACTCATACCATTGCGCTTATCTGATGATCATATATTCTATACAGCTTTTCGCCGTCAATATTAAACTCGTATTCACTATCAGGAGCAAAGCATACTACTGCTCCGGGGTTAACACCCTGAGATAGTAAGTATTCATTTGGGTATTTCATGATTCCCATAAGAGGCTCCTCTGAGAATGGCTTCTTGATATAGGAGTCAATGGCAGGTAATGGCTTAACGAAACAATACCTGTCGTATGGCTTCCACTCTCCGTTCTGCTTGTACATAAAGAACTGATCCGGCTCTATGAAGAATAGGTCGTCTTTGAAAAAACTCTTGCCGCTTCTTCTTCTTCCTTTCATATCGTTGTAGAACTTGAAAGCGTTGTGATGAACAATAAGAGTGTCGCCGGGAAGGATCGGACCTTCATAACCTAAGGGAAGCTCTACGACTTGAGCCTGTCTATTGGAGAACTTGTGGTCTTCCTCTGACGTGCTTAATATTATTTCAATACCACCAATGTT